GACTTCACCGAGGCCCGGGAGCGCGAACGGGCCGACGCGGCGTCCGCCGAGGCCCTGCGCCAGCGCGTCGCCGAGATCCAGCCCGGCCGGCGGGTCCGCATGATCGGCGGCACCTGGGCGCAGTTCGGCGGGACGGTGCTGGCGCACATGTCGGGCGCGCGGGTGATGGTCGAGGTGACGCTGTTCGCCCGGCCGATGCCGGTTCCCATCCCGCTTGCCTACGTCCGGCCGGTGGCTTAGTTTCTGATTCGCACGGGACCTGTGTTGCAGATTTGCAACCACGCCCCGGGCGTCAGCCTTGATAGACCCCAGTCTTTTCGGAGCCCCGGCGTCCCCCCGCGTCCGGGGCTTCTGTCTGTCCGGGGTATGCCGAGCCGTCCCCCCGCCTTCCGTCCCGCGCGCGGTCCCGGTACGGAGGCCGCCCGCCGCGAGGCCGAGGCCGCCACCGACCGCCGCCGCCGCACCGAGAGCCCCACCCGCGCCCTCTACGGCACGGCCCGCTGGCAGCTTCTCCGCGCCCACCAGCTCGCGCACGAACCGCTCTGCCGCCTGTGCCTTGCCGAGGATTGGATCACGCCCGCGACGGTCTGCGATCACGTGGAGCCGCACCGCGGGGACATCGCGCGCTTCTGGCGCGGTCCGTTCCAGTCCCTCTGCAAACCCCACCACGACAGCGCCAAGCAGCGCGAAGAGCAGGCGGGCAGGGGGTAGGGGGCCTCAAAAGTCCATCCCCATCCGCCATAGACCGGCTCTTCAACTCCCCCTTTGTCGCCGCGGAATTGCTGGCGTTTTTTGTTTTGCGAGGTCCGTCATGGCGCGAGGCCGGAAGCCGGATGGCCCGGCGCTCCAGGCGGCGAAGGGCAACCCCGGCAAGCGCCCCCGCCGCACCGAAGCCCGGGTGCGGGAGCTCGCCGCCCTCGATCCCCTCGACCCGCCGCCCTTCCTCGCCGGACGCGGGCCCAACCGGATGCCGGAGGCGTCCGGGATCTGGCACGAGCTGGCGGGCGAGCTGCGCCGCCGGAATCTCCTCGACCGGATGGACCGCTACGGCTTCGCCCGCTGGTGCGTCTACCAGGCGGAGTGGATCGAGGCGACGCGCACGCTCCGCCGCGAGGGCCTCACCCGCACGGTCACGACGGTGAGCGGCGACGAGATGCCCCGCCGCCACCCGGCCGCCGCGCACCGCGACCGGGTCGAGCTGGCGATGACCAAGCTGGAGGCGGCCTACGGCCTGACCCCGGCCGACCGCTACAAGGTGATCCGCGATCAGGCCTCGGCCCCGCTGGGCGGCCTGTTCGGCCAGGAGGACCCGGAGGCCGGCCGGGGGCCGGCCGCCACGGCGGCGGGCGAGCCCGATCCGGTGGGCTTCCTGGCCGACCGGGCCGCGCCGCCCCCGGGCACGCGCCCGAACTGATGCCCGGGGACCCCGCGTCCGGGGTTGCGGAGCCGCCCGACTGGGTTGCCGCGCTCAGCGACGATCCGGCCTTCGCGTTCGTCGCCCGCCATTGGACCCGCGCCGCGGCTTGGCCCGGCGCGTGGTTCGATGCGGACCTCGCCGAGGCCGCCGTGACCGTCTGGCCCGCGTGGTTCCGGCATACGGAGGGCCGCTGGGCCGGCAAGCCGTTCCACCTCGTGCCCTGGCAGGCGGCGATCGTCCGGCTGCTGGTCGGGTGGCGCGCCGCCGACGGGTTCCGGCTGTTCCGCCGCCTGTTCCTCTGGATTGGCCGCAAGAACGGCAAGACCGAGTTCCTGGCGGCGCTGGCGGTTCTGTTCTGGCTCTGCGACCGGGAGATGGGCGGCCAGGCCTACGCCATGGCCCGCAACGAGAACCAGGCCCGCCTCGTCTTCGGCAAGGCCAAAACGATGATCCGGCTCTCGCCGGCCTTCGTGGAGCGGGTCCAGGCCTTCAAGAAGAGCCTGTACTGCGCCGAACTCTGGGCGCGGTTCGAGGTGCTGTCCGGGGCGGCCGAGGGCAAGCACGGCCTGTCGGCTTCGGTGATCGTCGGCGACGAGATGCACGAATGGCCCGACGGCGCGCTCTACACGACGCTGCACCAGTCGATCGCCGCCCGCGACCAGCCGATCGAGCTCTACGGCTCCACCGCCGGCTTCACCGCGAAGGGTTACGGCTGGACGCTCTGGCAGGAGGGCCAGGCCATCGCGGCCGGCAGCCTCGACGACCCCACGCCCCTGGTGGCGATCTTCGCCGCCGAGCCGCAGGACGACTGGACCGACGAGGCCGTCTGGACGAAGGCCAACCCGAATCTCGGGATCTCGCCGAAGATCGAATATCTGCGCGCCGAATGCGCCAAGGCCCGGGACAACCCGCGGTTGGAGAACGACTTCCGCCGCTACCACCTCAACCAGTGGACCGAGCAGGTGGTCCGCTGGCTGTCGATGCCGCGCTGGGAAGCCTGCGCGCCGGACCCGCACGCGTGGCGGCGCGCCCCGGCCGAGCTGCGCGGCCGGCGCTGCTTCGGCGGCCTCGACCTCTCCTCGGTGGCCGATCTCACGGCCCTGGTCTGGGTCTTCCCGCCCGAGGGTGCGGAGACGCGCTGGCGCCTCGTGGTCCGGCTCTGGTGCCCGGCGGCGTCGATCGCGCTCCGCGCCCGGCGCGACCGGGTGCCCTACGACCTCTGGGCCCGGGACGGCGCCCTCAGTCCCACCGACGGCGACGTGGTCGATTACGCCGCGATCGAGCGTCAGGTGAAGGCCGATGCCGAGAGCTTCGACGTCCAGGGGCTGGCGATCGACCGGTGGAACGCCACCGGCACCGCGATCCGCCTCGCGGAGGACGGCTGCACCGTCGTGATGTTCGGCCAGGGCTTCGCCTCGATGTCGGCCCCGGCGAAGGAATGGGAGCGCCTCGTGATGGCGGGCCTCCTCGACCATGGCGGCCACCCGGTGCTGCGCTGGATGGCCGGGCACGTGGCGATCAAGACCGACGACGCGGGCAACATCAAGCCGACCAAGCAGCGCTCGGCCGAGCGGATCGACGGCGTGGTCGCCGGCATCATGGGGCTCGGCCTCGCGATCGGACAGGAACCCGGCATGGACATCGACGCCTTCCTCGAAGCCCCGCTCTGGGCCTGACGCCGTGGGATTCGCCACGGCGCTCCGGCGCATGGTCGGGTGGGAATCGAAGGCCGCGCCGCTCCGGGCCGACGACGCCAAGGCGGCGCGGATCTGGCGCCGGCTGTTCGGCTATGCCGACGCGGCGGCCGGCAAGCCGGTCACGCCGGACACGGCGCTGCAGGTCTCGGCCTTCTGGGCCTGCGTGAAGCTCCTGGCGGAGACGATCGCCACCCTGCCGCTGGCGCTCTACCGCCGCGAACCCGATGGCGGCCGAAGCCCCGCCCCGGATCACCCGCTCAGCCTCCTGCTGCGGGTCTCGCCGGACGGCGAGCACACGGCGGTGGAGTTCTGGGAGGGCGCGGTCCTGTCCCTGTGCCTGCACGGGGACGCCTTCGCGGAGAAGGTCCAGTCGGGCGGCCGGCTGATCGCCCTGCAGCCCCTGCAGGCCGACCGGGTGACCGTCCGCCGAGATGCCGACGGCGCGCTGGCCTACGACTACGCCGACCCGCTGGGCGTCCGCTCCCTCGGCGAGGCGGACGTGTTCCACCTCCGCGCCTTCGGCAGCGACGGGCTGCGCGGGCTGTCGCCGCTGAAGTTCGCCCGGCAGACGGTCTCGGCGGCGCTCGCGGCCGACGAGGTGTCCAACAAGCTGTTCGCCAACGGCGTGCGCCCGAGCGGCGTGCTCCAGATGGACCAGGTCCTGAAGCCCGATCAGCGCAAGAACCTGCGCGAGAACGTGGTCGCGCCGCTCGCCGGCCCCGGCAACGCCGGCGGGGTCTTCGTCCTGGAGGCCGGGATGAAGTTCTCGGCCGTCAGCCTGTCGCCGGCTGACAGCCAGCTCCTCGAATCCCGGCGCTGGCACGTGGAGGAGATCTGCCGCTGGTTCGGCATCCCGCCGATCCTGATCGGTCACGCCTCCGAGGGGCAGACCATGCGGGGCACGGGCGTCGAGCAGATCGCCCTGTCCTGGCTGGCGCTGGGCCTGCGGGCGCAGCTCCGGCGGAGCGAGGCGGCGATCCATCTGCGCCTGATCGAGCCGGCCGAGCGCGCGACAC